TATCCCGCTGAAAACTACCTGTACCGGATCGGGTAAAGTACCATATGGCATATCCATATGACGCAGGTGTGACAATCTAAGCGGGAAGCGCACATACGCCGCCTCGCAGTTGCAGGAGACGGGGGCGGAAAGATCAATATTGAGGGGTTACGCATGGCGGGGTGATCTCCCGCCGCCTCTCCTGACATATACGAAAGGAGAACCCTCAAATGAAAGAACTTCTGGTATTCAATTCAAACGGCAAGAATGTTGTGGACAGCCGGGATGTGGCTGAGATGACTGGGAAACGGCATGACCACCTTATCCGGGATATTGCAGGATACGCCAAAATTCTGTCTGAAAATACTCACCCCAAATCTGGGGGCAGTGAAGCTGAGCGCAAAATTGCGCCTAGTGATTTCTTCATTCCGCATGTGTATCAAGACAGTACGGGTAGAACACTTCCCTGCTATCTTCTCACAAAGAAGGGCTGCGACATGGTTGCAAACAAGATGACCGGGGAAAAGGGCGTCTTGTTCACTGCGGCTTATGTGACGGCTTTTGAAAGAATGCGGGAGAAGATCACCAGTGAAAATGCTGTCCTTCCGAGAGATTATCCATCTGCGCTTCGAGCGCTTGCGGATGCAGAAGAAAAGCGCATGGCCCTTGAGACAGAACTGGATAGGAGCAAGGAATGGTATTCCATCAAGCGAGTGGCACATCTGAATGGAGTATCATATAAGGTTTTTGACTGGCGGAGGCTCAAGCTTGAGAGCCAACGGCAGGGCTATGGGGTTAAAAAGATTTTCGATGCCAATTATGGCGAAGTCAATACTTACCATGTGAACGTTTGGGAAACAGTTTACCCCAATATGGAGCTTTGATACAAGGGCGTGCCCGTCTCGCTGAAATGATGGGAGGGTCGGGTACGGGGAATTTTTGATTGAGGTGGTGATATGGCTGCACGGCTGACGGATAAGCAGAAAAAGAAAATAGTGGCTGATTATCTGGAGACCGGCAGCTATCGCGCTACAGCAAGGAAAAACCGTATTGCAGATGGGACGGTAAAGAGAATTGTCCTTGAATGTAGCGATATTGAGCAAAAAGTAGCACAGAAAAAAGAAGAAAACACTGCTGACATTCTCGCTTACATGGAGAGCCAGAAGGGGCTTGTGTGCGAAATCATCGGAAAGGGCCTTGCCGCGCTCAACGATCCTGAAAAGCTGGCGGAGGCCACACCTGCGCAGATCACGACGGCCCTGGGGACGCTGATCGACAAGTGGACGGACATCAAGGGTGAGGGGAAAGAGGACAAGGTGCAGGTGATTATAGATGTCTGAAGTGCGCTTATCTACTGTACTTGGCCCCGCATTTCATTTGCTGGCCCGTGATGTATTCCGACACAGACACACTCACTATGACTTATCCGGCGGGCGTGGGTCTCTGAAATCTTCCTGCGTGTCCCTGCTTGTGCCGTTAATTCTACTAACCAACCCTAATACCCACGCCTTAGTGCTCCGCAAGGTCGGAAATACTTTGCGAGATAGCGTATATGCTCAATACCTGTGGGCGATTAGTGAACTTGGCATGGCTGATTGCTGGATAGCCAAGGTGCAGCCGTTGGAACTTGTATATAAGCCGACTGGGCAAAAGATCATGTTCCGGGGCGCTGATGATCCCATGAAGATCAAATCTATCAAAGTGCCGTTTGGGTATATTGCCGTTACTCACTTTGAGGAGAAGGACCAATTCGCTGGACGGGCTGAAATCCGGACCATTTTACAATCTACCATGCGCGGCGGCTCCAAGTTCTGGAACTTTGAGAGTTACAACCCGCCAATCAGCCGGGACAACTGGGCCAACAAGGACAGCCTGAAGGAGAGGGCGGACAGGCTGTGCCACAAGAGTACATACTTGGAAGCGCCGCCGGAGTGGTTGGGAGAGCAGTTTCTGTTTGAGGCTGAACACCTGAAAGAAACGGATGAGCGAGCTTACCAGCATGAGTATTTGGGAATTCCGGTTGGAACGGGCGGAAACGTCTTTGACAACCTGGAACTGCGAGAGATTACCGACAAAGAGATTGCTTCCTTCGATAAGATTTACCAGGGTGTGGACTGGGGCTGGTTCCCTGACCCTTTCGCTTTTATCCGCCTTCACTACGACCGGGCACATGAGACCATTTACATGATTGATGAGATATGCCAAAACAAGCTGACAAATGAGGCTAGTGCGGGCGTGATTTTGAAGCGCGGATACAAAGACGCTTATATCACTTGCGACAGCGCGGAGCCTAAGTCCGCCGCAGATTTCAGAGCCATGGGACTCCCCGCCAAGGAAGCAATAAAGGGGCCGGGTAGTGTGGAGTACGGTATGAAGTGGCTGCAACGCCGAAAGATCGTTATTGACCGCCGCAGAACGCCACATGCTTATGAGGAATTTGTGAACTATGAGTATGAGCGTAATAAGGATGGAGAGATCATCAGCGGGTATCCTGACGAGAACAATCACCTGATTGATGCCACACGGTACGCTTTGGAGCGAGTATTCCGAAAAATGGGAGTAACAGCATGAACATTATCGAAAAACTGAAAGAACTTGGTTACTCCACCGTGCCGGAGGAGTTCTACACGAAGGTGCAAGAGTGGAAGTCTTGGTATGAGGGCGACGTGAAGGGGTTCCACCGTTACCGGGTACGAAACGGGGCCGGGATGGTGCGCTGCAAGCGGTACACCCTCAACATGGGAAAGAAAATCCCGGAGGACTGGGCAAATCTTCTCATGAATGAGAGGGTTGAAATCACTCTGGATGGCACAAAGGAGCAGGAGTTTATTGACCGGGTCCTGAAGGAGAACAACTTTCGCGTGCGCTCCAACGAGATGCAGGAAATGGCCTTCGCTCTTGGAACGGTGGCTTTTATCCCCCGCGTGGTGGGCATGGGGGTCACGGAAGCGGGCCCGGTTCCTGGCAGCGCCACAGATATCGTCATCGACTACGTAACGGTGGAGCATATCTGGCCCCTGTCCTGGCAGAATGGCGTTATTACTGAATGTGCCTTTGACAGCATCGTCAACGTAAACGGGGAAGATTACTGCTATCTGCAAACCCACCGGAAGGTCGACGGCCTATACAACATTGAGAACCGGCTGTATACATATCGGAACCAGAACGTAGATACTGAGGTAAAGCTGACCTCCGTGCAGGGCTTTGAGAGGGTGCCCCCTGTTGTCCACACCGGCAGCGACCGGAGGCAATTCGTCATTGACCGGCCTAATATCGCCAACAACTTCGATTACTCCATTCCACTTGGGATTTCGGTCTACGCTAACGCCATCGACAGCATGAAGGGCGTAGATATTGCTTTTGACAGCTACGTCAATGAGTTCGTGCTGGGGAAAAAGCGGGTGATGGTCAAGCCTTCCGCACAACAGTATTTGGACGGGGAGCCGGTTTTTGACCCTGATGATCTGGCCTATTATGTGCTTCCGGAAGACATCGAGGGCGGGGCCATCATTCAGCCCATCGACATGAACCTTCGGACAGCGGAACACACCCAGGGGGTGCAGACACAGCTTAATCTGCTGTCCAGCAAGTGTGGTTTCGGGGAGACTTATTACCGCTTTGACGGTGGGAACATCACTACCGCCACCCAGGTCATCAGTGAAAACTCCACCATGTTCCGCACCATCAAGAAGCATGAAATCATTCTGGAGAGCGCCATCAAAGAACTGTGCCGGATTATTCTTCACTTGGGCAACACGGCCATGGGTGCCGGGTTGAATGAGGATGCGGAGGTCACTATTGATTTCGATGATAGCATCATCGAGGACAAGACAACAGAACGAAATAATGACAGGCAGGATTTAGCGGCGGGTATTATGAACGATTGGGAGTACCGCATGAAGTGGTATAACGAGGACGAGGCCACGGCAAAGAAGATGCTGCCGAAGATGGAGGATTTAACAACTGAACCACAGGGTGATGTTGAATGAGATATCCATTCAGCCCGGAGGCGCTTGACGCTCTCCCGGAAGAGCTTGCAGAGCTGTACCGCAATCTTGAAAACACGCTACTAGAGGAAATTTGTTCTAGGCTCAAAGTATCAGGGGAGCTAAACGAAGTAACGGTGTTGGACATCCAAGCACTCCGGTCTCACGGTATCAGTCAACAGGAGATTGAGCAAGCAATCAAAAGAACGACTAATATCGGCGAGAAAGAGCTGAATAAACTATTTGACGATGCTGTAGAGCGGAACCAGAATTATTACACCTACCTGATTAATCGATCAGATGTGACAGTCCCCAAGACGATGCTAAGCGCCTCCGATTTTGACGCCATCAGAAAGCAGACGCTTGATACATTTCGCAATCTTACACAATCTATGGCATTTTTGCTCGACAATGGCCGAACGATGCTCCGGCCTGCAAGTGCTTACCAATGGGCACTTGATAATGCCGTGTTGCAGATACAGAGTGGAGCAATCAGCTACAATCAGGCAATTAGCGGTGCCGTGAAGCAGCTTGCAGACAGCGGCATCAAGGCGGCAGAATACAAAAGCGGTCACATGGACCAGATTGACGTTGCAGTCCGCCGCGCTATTATGACTGGTATCAATCAGCTTTGCCAACAGTATTCGGAGCAAGGCATGGATTATTTGGAAACTGATCTGGTTGAGGTCTCTGCTCATATTGGGGCGCGGAACACCGGAACCGGGCCGGAAAACCACGAGAGCTGGCAAGGGAAGATTTACCGATGGAGCAAAAAACCGAAGCAATCCAGTGGGAGATATCCTGATTTTATCGCTTCTACGGGCTATGGTACCGGACCTGGTCTAGGCGGATGGAACTGCCGCCACCACTTTTATCCGTTTGTTGAGGGTGTCATGGAGCCAACCTATTCAAGCTCTGATCTGAACGCGATGAAAGGGAAAAATCGGGAGATATCTTTTGAAGGCAGGCAGTACGACGGATATACGGCCACTCAAAAGCAACGCCAAATAGAGCGTACTGTCCGTAAGCTGAAACGGGAGCAGACCGCTTACAATGCCGCAGGGCTAGAAGAAGATTACCAAGCTGTAACGGCCCGTATCCGGCGGCTGAACAAGGAATACAAAGCATTTAGCGAGGCGGCGGGGCTGCCGTTGCAGCGGGAGCGTATGCAGATCCAATATCCGGAAGAGATAACCGGCATAAAGCAATTCTCTGGACTGCGAGCATATCAAGGGGATATAAAAATTGTCAGAAAGTTCTCTGAACGACAATATCAGGTGCAGCTTGACCCACCGCAGATTAGCGGTGTAACAGACCACTTTGCAAAGAATCTGACGATGAAACCGGATAGAGCTGCATTGACTATCGAAGCGTCGCAGAGTATCATAAATAACAGCAGGTTAGTCTTATATCAGACCGACAGGAATACATTAAAATTCTTGGCAGACAACGGGTATGTTGTTTTAAGCGTTGACGGGAAGATTGTGACAGCAGTTCCGGAAAAGCTGAGAAAGAAGTATCGGGGCTATTTGGAGGGAAAATGATATGGCAAAAAATCATAATGATAAATACATTTGCCCTCTGTTTGGGCGAGAAATCCTGTACGGAGAATGCTACGAGGTTCAAGAAGTTCGGGAGGACGAGATGGACATGGAGCTTGCAATAGAGCCGTTTGACGTAGAGAAAGCAAATGAAATCTGCGAGAAATGTAAGTGGTATGTTGTGGAGGGCAGCGCATGATAAAAGAAATCAACGGGAAAGCATGGTACTGTTGCCCATATTGCGGGAAGGCTCTTTTCCCACTCCGAACAGATACCAAAATACAGCACATGCCGTTCCGATGTAAGGCATGTAAGCATGACATAGAAGTGAATATCGCATAGAGCCAAGAGCCCGTGAGCCAAGAGCCATTGATTATCGAAATTCGGTAGTTGATGGCTCTTTTTGTTTGCCGAGAGGCGTAAAACCGCAGGGCGACGGCCCTGATAATAAACGGAGGTAATACCATGAGTGAACCTATCAATAACCCTACCCCGGCCCCTGTGCCGGAGCCCACACCTGAGAAGACCTTCACTCAGGCGGAAGTGGATGCCATGATCGGCAAACGGCTTGCAAAAGCCATGAAGGGAATGCCCAGCGAGGAAGAGCTTACCGCCTACCGTACCTGGCAGGCTGGACAAGCGGGAGAAAAGGAACGCTGGGACAAGCTGACCGGAGAGCGGGATACGCTGGCCGGAAAGCTGAACGCCGCGGAAGCGGAGCGGGACCAGCTGAAGCGAGAGCTGTACCTGGCCCAAAAGGGCCTGACTGGCGAGGAGGCCGAGTTTATCGCTTTCAAGGCCGGGAAAATGGTGGACGACAAGAAAACCTTCGAGCAGGCTGTGGACGAGCTGACCGCTGACCGGAAAAAGACCACATTTGACTGGACTGCTCCTGTGGGCGGCGGAAAGCCCAAAACGGGAGAAAACGACGTAATGAATGCCCTGATTCGGGGCGCACTGAAATGAAAGGAGAACCTAAATGGCTGTTGATATTATCGACAGAAGCAAACTTTCCGGGCTTATCCCGGAACCTATTACTCGTGAGATTATCCAGGGTGCCGTAACGGAATCCGCTGTGCTGCGGATGGCCCGTCGGCTGCCCAACATGACCAGTAAGACGCAGACCCTCAATGTGCTGGATGCTCTGCCCACTGCCTACTTCGTCAACGGCGAGGCAACAACTGGCGCAGCAGATTCCAAAGCGTCTCTGAAAAAGACCACCAACATGGCGTGGGACAAGAAGAAAATCTACGCCGAGGAGATTGCTGTCATCGTCCCCATCCCCGAGGCGGTGCTGGATGACAGTGACTACGACATCTGGGGTGAGGTACGCCCTCGTCTCCAGGAAGCATTCGGTAAGGTCATCGACGCCGCTATCCTGTATGGCACGGACAAGCCCACCTCCTGGCGTGAAGGCTTGGTTCCTTCGGCCACCACCGCAGGCGCTGTCGTTACGGCCACAACCGATATTTTCAAGGACATCATGGGCGAGGGCGGTGTGATCGCCAAGGTGGAAGAGAGCGGCTATATTCCCAACGGCGTGATGGCCGCTATTCAGATGCGCGCCAAGCTACGGGGACTGGTGGACAAGAACGGTCAGCCCATTTTCAAGACCGACATGCAGGGCGATACCCGCTATGCGCTGGACGGCATGAGCATGTACTTCCCCGTGAACGGCGCGTATGATCCGGAGGAATCTCTTGCCATCGTGGGCGACTGGAGCCAGCTGGTCTACGCCATTCGGCAGGACATGACCTTCAAGATTTTCGACAGCGGCGTGGTGCAGGACCCCACTACCGGAAACATCCTCTATAACCTCATGCAGAACGACATGGTGGCGCTTCGTGCCGTTATGCGGTTGGGCTGGGAAATCCCCAACCCGATCAACGCCTATAATGTTGACAATACAAAGGCATTTCCCTTTGCTATTTATGCACCGGCGGGGGAATGATCGGGTCTGACATCTTAACGCTCTTCCCCAGCAGTCAGACCCTATTGGGGAAACAGGTTTCCGAGCTTGTGGGTGATGACCTGAAGGTTTATGCGAACGGCGCTGTAACGGGCACATTTCATTATGTTTCTGATTATACAGAATTCAGCAGCACCCCGGAGGAGCGGAGCGGGTATTATTTCCCGTTTCATCTGACGAAAACCGGAAGTGTAATGACGTTCAAAAAGAATGGATCGCCAACCAAACAGGACATTCCTTTTGATGCAGATATTATTTTCCGCGTTGAGGAAAATGATACTTTTGAGGTTTTAGTTGATGAGCAAAGTGCTGTAATATTCAACTTCAAAAAAGCTACGTTTGACCCTAAACCAAAAGCGTCCAGAAAGTCGGGAAAATAAAGGAGGTTTCTTATGGTATATGCGGATTATACATATTACAAAGAAACCTACCTTGGGACGTTGATTTCAGAATCTGAGTTCCCAATGCTGGCAAAGCGGGCAAGTGAATATCTGGACTACATCACAGTTGGAAAAGCCTCTGAGCATGCGTCTATGCTGGAAATAAAGGACGCTTGTTGTGCTCTTGCTGAGCAGTACAAGGTTGTTGAGAAAGCGCAAGAATCATCTCTAAGCGAAACCGGAGAGAAGTCCAGTGAGACGGTTGGTAGTTACTCTGTGAGTTACCGAAGTTCGGCAGAATTAGCGAAGAATTCTACAGCTGAGATGTCTTCCATTGTATCCAGATATCTTGGAAGAACTGGCTTGCTCTATCGCGGTGGGAGGTGCTTTCCATGTACGCCCCACACTCTATAACTGTTTACACAATAACAGAAGATGAAGTCACTTTCGAATCTGTTTATAACATTACCATTTTGCGGGGTGTGTTCTTTGATGCTGCTCATGCCGCCAATGTGAGAGAAAGTGGGCTGGAAGGTGCAGACGTCGTCAACCTATTTATTCCATTTAATGTAAACGCTATTGATGGGATTACAGGTTTTCCTAAAAGATTTGCAACCCCAAAGCAATATGAAGCTGCCGAAGATAAAAGCAATTTGTGGACCCTTGACACGGATTCTATGCAAAGCTCAACTACTTTCTTTGTTAAGGGAGAAATCGTTGAGCAAGGGAAGGACTTTCAGTGGATGAATCGGATTTACGATAATGTTCACAGGATCACCAAAGTGGATACAAAAGATTTTGGCTCTCCTTCGATGCAGCATTGGGAAGTTGGTGGCGCTTAATGGCAAGTGTCGTTATTCATGTCGATATTGATATTGACAAGATCAAAGCGAAACTTGATAGAGCAAACAAAGAACTTACAAAAAATGTAGCGAAAGATACAGAGAGCAAATTCCTACCTTGGTTGAATGGCACTTTAGCTGCCCGCACAAGGATTTTAGATGATGAAATTATCTATCCCGGTCCTTATGCCCATTATCTATGGGAAGGAATTGTTTACGTAGACCCTCAAACAGGAGCTGCGGGATTTCGGCTTCCCGATGGGACGTGGAGATCCCGCACCGGAGTTCGGAAGGTTCCATCAGGAAAATCTTTGGTATTTACAAGGTCCTCTGCTCGACCACATTGGATTGAACCGGCAAAGGCAGAGTTCATGTCCAGGTGGGAAGAGGCCTATAAAAAGTCCTTTAAGTGAGGTATCTATGGCACAAAAAATATCGAATAAAGAGCAAGAATCTATTTCAAGATCATTGCTTTCTTGGCTCAATAATTGGCCAGATAAGCCCGTTGGGGTGATCAACTTCACTTATGTTCCTGATGATGCCGAAGGGATGTCATTGTCTACGCCCCAGGGCACATTTATGGTTAGGAAATATGTTCGTGGTGCATATCAAGCAAGATATACATTCAAGATCATTTACCGTGTTATCCCTGGGAACAGCAATAACAAGCGTCTTACTGCTGATGAAACCTTAGAAAGTTTTGCAGACTGGATTATCAACAATGGAACAATTCCTCAATTAGAGGACGGAAAAAAGGTTGTCAAATTTTCTCGAAGCGAAAGTGATCCTGATTCCGTTTTATTTAACCGATATGAGGATGGAACAGAAGATCACCAAATTATTATGACGATGGATTACACATCTGAATGATTTTTTTCGTGAGCCGACGAGCCGAAATTTATTTATTAGGAGGAAATATTATGAAACTTTCCGCTCTGATGGCTGATTACACCCCTTCCGCTGAGTTTGCGGGGGTTGCAACAAATGACGATTTTGTTCTTGCCGTAGATATCGCGGAAGAATCAGCCGGAAAAGTAGCTAATTATATCGTAGTTCAGTCCGGTATTGCATCGGTGGATAGTCAGTTGAACCCCGAAACGGATGAAAAAGCGTATATCCGACAGGGGGCGGTATCTACCAAAACATCTACTCAACGTACATTCAATGTTACTGGTGACCGTATCTTTGGAGATGAATTCCAAGACTTTGTGTTGTCTCACGCAATCAAGTTCGGTACTGGCCAGAAAGTCGTTAAACCTTATGTGTATTTCTCTCTGTTGACAGGAGAGGGAGAAAAGGGGACAGCATCTATCATTGTGAACTCTGATGGGTCCGGGGATGCCGGTGCATCTTCGGAAATTGACATTGATATTATGGCGACCTCTGCTCCCGCTGCCTACACATATTCTGACGATTCCGGTGTTTAACTGACAGGAGGATAAATTATGGAGACCTACAATATTAACGGCGTTGAGATTCAGTATGATACTTTCGATCTCGTCAACTTGGAATTATATACCAATGGTGTGACAGAGATCGCTGAAGTTGGAAAACGTGTGAAAGAAATGATTCAAGAAGATCCCGCCAAAAATGGCATTAAGGCAATCAGAATGATGTGCAATGCATTTATGGATTTCTTTGATGTGCTTTGTGGCGAAGGGACGAGCAAGAAGTGTTTCGGCGACAATGTAAACGCGAGAGACATTATCAATGCTTATGCCAAGTTTTGCGAAGAAGTATCCGCAACTGTAAGCTCTATGAAAATAGATTTCAATCCGCCTTCTTCTCCCTCTATCATGGATGATTCCCAGTTGAGAGCGGAAAAACGGGCAAAGCTGCGTGCCGAAGCTGAACAGAGAGTAAAAGATCGTGAGAGAGAATCCATTTAACGGATTCCCCACCAGCGTAGATGTAGATGGGCAATTCTTCCCGATTAATCCAAGTTTTCGCGTTGGGATTTCTATCGAACTTGAGATTCTGAAAGAAGAAAATCCAGATGTTGTAGGTCTTTTGAATTTGTTTTACCCGAGCGGGATTCCTTCCAATATATCCGCAGCGTTCGACGCAATGTTGTGGTTCTTTCGTGGGGAAGAAAGCAAAGAGGCAACACAAGAACAAGCAAAAAAGAAAGGAGGCAGGGTATATGACTTTGAAATTGATTCAGAAGCTATCCTTGCCTCCTTTCTGTCAGCGTATGGGATAGACCTATCTAAGGATGATTTGCACTGGTGGGCTTTTCGTCGTCTCTTATTTAATCTTCCCTCCGAAACGCTTTTCATGCAGCGCATACGATACCGCACAGCCGACATTTCCAAAATGAGTAAAGAGGAAAAGAAACACTATAAAAAAATGAGGGCTCTCTATGCGATTAAGGATGATCGAAGGAGAGAAGTGCAGACCGTCGAAGAGAGAGACGCGGCATTGATCGAAAAGGTGCGAAAGCGATTTGAGGAAGCAAAAAGGAGCACAGAAAAAACTGGAGGCGGGGGGTGAAGTGAATGGCGGCAGATGGTTCTGTAATCATTGAAATTAAGGGCGATTATGACGAATTTCTTGCAGACTTAGAAAAGGCACTCAAAAAATCGAGAGAAAAGTCCAAGAAGTCTAATGACCCGCTTGAGAAGCAGAGGAAGAGCACACAACTCACGGTCAAAGAACTGCAAAACCTTGATTCTGTGGCGTCGAAGGCACTAAATGGAATTATAAAAGGTTTTGCCGCTGTCGCAACTGCGTCCGCTGGAGCACTTGTCGCGGTAAGTAAAATCGGGACAGAATTTGAATCTTCTTTTGCCCAGGTTGAAACCATCATGGACACTTCACAGATGTCCGTCGAAGACATGCGAAGTTCTATCCAAAACTTGTCTTCGGAGATGGGGGTGTCCGCAAGTGAATTGTCTGGGGCGGTCTACAACGCCATTTCCGCAACTGGCGATACTGCGAATGCAGTTTCACTTGTTGGGGATGCAACCCGACTTGCCACAGCAGGATTCACAGATGCAGAATCTGCGCTTTCTGTTCTCACAACCACTATCAATGCGTATGGGATGAGTGCTGCCGATGCTGAATCAATTTCGGACAGCCTGATTCAGACGCAAAACCTTGGTGTTACTACGATTGACCAGCTTGCCAGCGCAATGGGCAAGGCGATTAGTACAGCTTCCGCCTACAATGTCAATCTGGGAAACCTTGAATCTGCTTATGTCAGCCTAACAAAGGCGGGTATCAGCACGGAAGAATCTACAACCTATATTTCCTCCATGCTGAATGAGCTGGGAGATACTGGCAGCGAAGTCGGGAAAATCCTTAAGAAAGAAACCGGCAAGAGCTTTGGCACCTTAATGAAGGAAGGAAAGAGCCTTGGTGATGTGATTGAGGTTCTTTCTGATCATGTTGATGGCAGCGCCGAATCCCTTATGAATCTTTGGGGAAGTGCCGAAGCTGGCAAAGCTGCAAACGCTATTGTGTCCCAGGGACTTGACACCTTCAACGACAACCTGGAGAAGTTACAGAACAGCGCGGGGACCACAGAGAAAGCGTATAGCACAATGGCTGATACGCTGGAGCACAAAACGCAGATGGTCAAGACTGAGGCCCAAAATCTTGCCATCTCGATCTATGAGCAAATCAAACCGGCGTTGTCTGATATCGCGGATGCGGCGTTGGAGTTCATCCAAAACTTTGATTTTACCCAGGCTGTTAATGCGGTGAAAACTTTTGTTGCGATTCTTGCCTCTGCCGGAGCTGCAATTGGAGTATTTAAGGCCGCGCTACTTATCAGCGATATTTCCAAATTTGTTACAGGGGTTAAAGCAGGCGCCGAAGCAGTAAAGGCACTTAGTATGGTCACCAAGGCGGGAACGGCCATTCAAACGGCCTACAATGCGGTAATGGCATTAACTCCCTGGGGGGCCGCTCTCGCTGCGGTCACGGCTATTGCCGGCGCATTCGTTATTTACAACGCAGTAACTGATGACGCATCGGATGGCCAAGCGCAGCTTAACGACGCCATGAGCGACCTCAATGATAGGATTGAGGAACAGAAGCAAAAAAAGGAAGAGCTTGCACAGACCACAGCAGAAAATCTTGGCAAAGTAGACGCTGAGATCGACAAGACAGAAGATTATATTGCTGAGTTAGATAGACTTACCGATGCGAATGGAAAAGTAGAAAAAGGACAAGAAGACAGAGCGAATGCCCTTGCGAACTTAATAAATAATGTTATCCCCGGTGCAATTGAAATGCACGAGCGAGAAGGGGAAAGCTACGTTAAACTTGCTGACAATATTAAAGATATGCTTTTCCAAAAGGAGAAGGAAGCAACTTTGAACGCTATGCAGGGGCAGTATGAGGAGGCCCTTGCAAGTCAGCAAGAATTAGTACAAAACAATGTCGATGCAGTGAAAAACCTCCAAGATGCCCAAATTGAGCTTGGAAGGGTTCAAAATTCTGTAGCTGGACAAAGTGAGCATTCCGCTACGGCCATTAACGATGCAAAAGAAAAAGTTGAGAGAGCAAAAGACGCGGTTGTAGAAACTACTCAGGCAATGCTTGATAACCAGGAAGTTATCCTTGCTTATGAGGATGCGTTGGCGGCAACAGATCCAACGGAACTCAGAAACGCTCTCGCTACATTGCAGTCGGATATAGTTAAATTCACAGGGGATAACAAAGCCCAGGTTGACCAAGCGACCGAAGATATGTCCGCTGCATTCAAAACCTTCGCCGATTCTACAGCGAAATCTTGGAGCACTTTAGGAGAAGATGCGAAAAGAACACAGGCCGCAACGCTCCAGAGCATGCAAACTATATTTCAATCGCAGCTGGAGCAATTCACACAGACAGGTGCTGAGATTCCTCAATTTCTTTCAAATGGTGCTCTATCAAATGCCGCTGTATTGCCGGAGAGTATCCGCCAGGTTATTGAAAGTGCCAGACAGGTTCTTCAGGCCATGGGCTTCGAAATGGCAACTGATGCAGCCGCATGGGATTTCCTCATGGGAAATTCCATCTTGGAAAATGGACAAATAGTTTCGGATTCAACTAAACAAGTTGCGGATCAAGCGGGTGAAGCAGGGAAACAGACATCAAGGCAAAAAGGAAACGAAGCAGGACAGGGATTTGGCAGCGGTTACGAAGGTGGAGTAACATCATCTGGGCCAGGGATGACACAATCAACCAAAACCGCAGTCAACAATGCTTCGTCTGGGGCTCAAGGTACTGCGGCATCTGGTGGGCAACAGATAGGGTATACTCTCGGAACAAATGCAGACGGATCTCTTAAAGTCTCTATGTCCTCCATGCCATCCACTGCGTCGGGGGTTGTATCGGATACTATTTCCGCTGGAGATTCTACGGCAACTGGCGCAGGAGTCATTGGCGACACGATCACGCAATCCGCGTCAAATAGCCTCACTGCATCTGGCAGTATGCTCACCACAGCATTCTCTGGGCTAATTGACACTGGCGTTCAATCAGCGTTAGGTGCAACAGCGTCTGCTACTCTGATTAGTACCGGGATCGTTGATAAAATAACTTCCGGGATATCCTCTGGGACGCCTGATGTTGTTTCTGCGCTGAATAATCTTGTGACTACTTCGGTGCTTTCTTCCGCAACTGGTGCCTCTGGGGCTGCGAAAAGTGTTGGACTGGCCATTGCTTCCGGTGTTGCTGCGGGAATCAATGCAGGGGCAAGCCAAGCAATCAGTGCCGCAGTCAACATGGCAGCGAGATCACTTTCAGCTGCTGAAAGCGAGTTGGGCATCCACTCTCCCTCCAGGGCGTTTCGCTGGATTGGTGAGCAATCTGTTGCCGGTTTGGTACTTGGATTAAATGACAAGGCAAAAAACGCACAAGCAGCGGCTGGAAAACTTGCTGATGTTGTCTTAAAAGAAACTTCTAAACTTTATGACAAGATTGCGGAGATTGAGGCCGCAGCACAGAAGCGGGCAGATAAAAAGGAGCTCGCGGACTATGAAAAAAGTCTGGCAGAAAAGTATGAACGGCTGGAAGAGGCAGAAGTTGATGAACGACAGGATATCTTGGACGAGATAGCCGAGCTCAAAGAAGATTGGAATGAGAAACAGCTAAAAAAGCAGGAAGAGGCACAGAAGGAAGAATTGCAGAGTGCCATTGATGCTCTTGAGGAGATGGAAGATGAGTATCAAAGTGCTTTGGATGACCTGAAAAGTGATCGTGATTCCCTGGCTTCTAAATTGTCTGGAGATAATCTTTTCGAAACAGATTATAAGGGAGAAACCCGTCTTCTGAACCTGGATAAGGATATTCAAGAGATTGAACGATACGGAAATGCAATGCTTGCCCTTCAGGAAAAAGGGGTTGATGCTGGCCTCTATTCCGAAATTCTTCAAATGGAGATGGACGAGGCGACGGCTTTCGCGGAGAAACTGTTAAGCCTGAATGACGATCAATATACTGCCTATATGGAGGCATACCAGAAACGGGCGGAAGCGGCAAAGAATATTGCGGCACAGATTTATCAGGATGAGTTTGAATCTCTTAACCAAGAATTCGTGGACAAAATGCCTGATGAGCTAAAAGCGGCGGGAGAGGATGCTATGACATCCCTTGCCGTTGGTGTACAGGAAGAAGGTTCTACCGCAATTTCCGCAGCGAAGAAAGTTGCCGATGGTATTATTGCGGAAATTAACCGGATAAACGCTGCGGCAAGGCTTCGTGAAACGGTCACTGTGAGTGCTGGGAGTGCTTCCTACCGCCTCACACGCAGCACGGATAACGCCATGGAAGCCAAGCAGGTGGAGAGTAACGGAAGCGCGTACAGGGTAGCAAACGCTGTGTCTTTTGCCAGTGCGCCACGGGGAGACAGGGAAATTGTTCTGAATGTCAACGGGAAAGCATTTGCAAGAGCAATTGTTAATGATATTCGTGCAGTAGAGGATCAGTCCCCCAGAATTGTGAGTGATTAAATGGAAAATATGTTTTTGTCAATTGACGGAATTGAAATTGAAGACTTGGAAGAAGGGGATTACACTGCCTATGAGGAAGAACTTGGCGTATCTGAGCGGATGATATCCGGCAGAAGAGTGGAAGAAATCCGTGCCACTATATGGGTGGTAGAAGTCAACTTTTCATCCATCGACTATGAAACAATGTCCCGTCTCAATACTGTATTCAAGGCATCACGTCGGCATCAGTTGTTCTTTCTCCCATCCACAGGTGGCACAGAGTTGGTACAAGGGTGGTTTCACTTGATGGAGCCTCCATCTCCTTCCCTTACACGTTGGAGAGATAACGGACCTGAATGGGCAGCATACAAACTGACCTTTGAGGAGATTGATGGGCATGATTGATCACAGTGAAGCCTATGAAAAAGCGGTTATATCTGATTCAAGGCGACAATTTGTGCGAGTTGTGTTTGACCTATATGACCCAGATATGATCATAACAAACATAACAACAAATGATGAGAGTGATATTTCCTTAACAGATCAGGTAACAAACCGTGGCACAACAGAGAGCGAACAGAATATAGCGACCTTGGAACCTAACAGATGGATCCTGAACGGAACTTTCAATATCCGACCAGATGACCCAATGGATCAGATAGGACAAGTTGGTTGGGTATCTGAATCTCTATGTGATTCTTTCGGCGTCTTTTCTGAACCATATCCTTATATTGAGTTTGAAATTCAAAACCTAAGTATATTGCAAGCATTCTCTTTCCGGTTCAGTGAAAAAGAATTCAATGGAATTGGAACAGAATTTACGTTGGATATTTACAGCGGCGATACCCTTCTTTGGTCAGACACAAAAACAGGGAACAAAAGTATGTTGACTGTTTTGGATGGCTTTACCGTTCAAAACCCTACAAAAATTCGCGTTACCATTAAGAAATGGAGCCTTGGTGGTCGACGGGTTAGAATCCCCCGGCTGATGGTCGGCCTATATGAAATTTGGGACAGGTCCATTCTAAAATCAGTTGAAACATATTCTGAGGTTACATTCTCTGGATTGTCCATTCCATATTCTACTTGCACAGTTGTTTTGTACAACGAAAACCACAGATTTGATCCTTATGCTCCGAATACGCTCTTCACATCCATTGAAGATCGTCAAAGAATCATTGTTGATTTTGGAATGCGGTTAGAAGATGGAACTATTGAATGGTTGCCCGCAGGAACGTATTATCAGCAATCCGCCGGGTGGAAACTCAAGGATTTAACTGTACAATTTGATCTTCTGGATATTATTGGGGCGCTGACGAAAAGGAAATTTGTTGTCCCTGATACACTTCCCACAACGCTTTCTGGGTGGATTGAGGCGATTATGCTTTCTCTTGGCGTTAACTTTCAGAAAAATTATATCGTAGATGATGATGTAAAGGATATCCCCATTACAGCAGCAGAAGAAGAATGTACAGGGAAAAAGTGCGGTGAAATGCTTCGTTTCGCATGCATGGCAACAAATACTTGGCCCAGACAAGATTTTGAGACCGGGAAATTGAGAGTAGGGAAATTACAAAGAATTGAGGGAAATAGGATTACCTTAGACAATATGAACTCCTATCCTGAAATGTCTGCAAATGATGATATTTCGGACATTACATTTACGTTGGATGATGGAGAAGAAGTGGTATTTCCAGGGAATAACACCGAATCCGAGATATCTTTAAGCGTAGATAACCCATTTATTCATACGACGGATGATGCGAGAAAAGCGGTTATTTCCTGCCTGTTTGAGTATGGTGGACGTTCGTTCGAAGTACAGCATAGAGGAAATCCGTCCAGTGAATGCGGAGATATCCAGAGTGTAGACACTCAATTTTTCACCACTATCTCTGCTCGATTGTATAAGCAACAGCTCTCCCTGGCAGATGGCGTTATGGTAAACATGCCCTCCTATCTCGTTCAATCTCCCAATGATTCTGCATACTCAAACAAAACAGTTTTGACAGGTTCTGGAACATTCGTAAAGGAAGAGGCCGGGAAATTCCGCGTTACATTGATAGGCGGAGGGGCCGGTGGTATGGGAGGCGGTGCAGGGAATATCCTATGGGGCGATTCTTTTGACCCAGAAGACACGGCTGGCGGCATTGGAGGAGATGGCGGGAATGTGTTTATTACCGAGGTAACCGCGATAGCAAACCAACAATATGACTATGCTTGTGGCACTGCCGGGAAGGGCGGTGCAGGAGGAGAAACCCATGGCAGCCGTGGGGACGACGGCGAACCAGGAACCCCTGGCACAGACACTACTTTTGGAGTGTATACCTCTGCAAATGGAAAGCCATATCCTGTTGGCATTATGGACATCCAGAGCGGCGCTGTATACGCACAGAAGGGGCCGGACTATGGAGGGACTATAACAGCCCTGGAGGGTTCCGGCGGCGCTGGAGGCGAACAGGGGAGAAACGGCAAGTATGCACAGTGGACCTCTGAGGATGGCTATACAGAAACTTATATTGCATCCTACCCCAAAGACGGTACTCCAGGACAGGACGGGAAACCTGGATGCATTATTGTGGAGTGGTGAGAAAATGGGGGTGATCTAAATGGCAGAAGAATGGTCTCCTATTGTGATCTCAGCGACATTTACGCCAGCGACTGCCAATGTAGGAGACTCCGTGCTGCTCCAAGTGATTGTACTCGACGTACAGACGATAGAGCAGGAAGAGGTCAGATTGTCGGGTGAGTTTCAGAGTGGGGAGGTGTAGTTCATGTCGATAACCACGGTAAAAGCGACGTTTGATGGACAGGAATACACTCTTACATTTAATGAAACGACAAGGAAATATGAGACTGTCATTGTTCCGGGCAAAACCTCCCACAATGAAAAAGGGGGATATTTCAACACAGAAATAACCGCGACGAACGACAAGGGAGTTTCCACCACAACGGATGGGACGAATATCCCTGGGCTTCGGTTGACGGTGCAAGAGGAAGTCCCCCCGACTATTCAGCTATTATCTCCGGCAGAAGGGATATTGACAACCAATGTTCCGACCTTTGTTGTAGAAGCATTTGACGAGGAGAACGGCTCCGGGATTGATCCATCCTCTCTTTCCATGCTGATTGATGGGGTCGAGGGAGATATTTCCACGCAGGCCACGGAGAACGGTTATCAGTTCACCTATACTCCACGAAATGAACTGAGTGAAGGGAATCACAGCTTGACCGCCTCCATCCAGGACAACGACGGGAATCAAGCCAGTTTATCTTCGGTTTACATTGTAGACACGGTGCCTCCTGAGTTGACTGTGCATGAGTACAGGCAAATCGTTGACGATGAATCTATTACGGTGGAAGGGATAACAAAGGATGTAACAACTTCACCGGTCACCTTGCTTGTGGGAGGGGAGGAAGCGGCTATTGATGAACACGGACAGTTCTCACATACGGTGCCGCTTCGCGTGGGGGAGAACTACATCACAGTTACCGCAACGGACAAAGCAGGTCTGTCCTCTTCTTTTCGGCTTTATGTCATACGGCTCATTACAGACCGTAGCCAGGCGGACATTGAGGAACTTCTTACGATTTTATCCAAAGAAGATCAGACAGAAGAAGAACTAATTCAGCTTGCACAGACAAGCTATAAGGGAGCATATAACGAAACTGATATGAACCGGGTTACAACGGCTGCCGAGTTCCTTTCAGATAGTTTATATACCCGTGGGTATGTAAACCCGTATGTTCCAGTCAATCCAGAACCGGGCAGAGATTATTGGGTGAAAGAGAACAAGCCAACATTAGAGCAATCTGAGGGATATGTTTCTAATGTTAAACGGATTCGAGAGACTTTCCCCTTTGTACCTGATCTTCCAGAAGCCCCCTCTGATATGCAGAGTTTCACCTTCCAGGAAGCGAACAATTTGGAAAAGATCCTTGTCCAAGTAGAATCCATGTTCCAATGGATGGATAAATCCTATCTCATGGCGGGAGAGGCCATGTGCGGAGAATTTTAAGAAAGGGTGTGTTTTAGTGCAAGATGCCATTATGAAAGGGAACGGGAATTCACGATACCTAAAGACAGTAGGGGAAGCCTTGTCCCTCTATCCAACCTATGAGGATTTTATGCAGGCTATGGTTGCAGGGATATTTCCAGTAGACTTCAATGGGATTAATAAAGACGGTTGGACCCAGCTGGGAACCCTTCTAAACAAAGCAAACCTTCTCTCAGATACGGTGATCTCCACGCTGGGTCTTTCCACAGGAGTGAATTCAACCCCTAACGATGCGTTCAATGTCCTTGCAAATATCGGCAACGTCCATGTGTGGAGGAAGACGGTGGTTACGGAGGAGGAGATTCCGGCAGGGTATATGTTGGGACCTGTTGAAGCTAACAAAGTCTTGGCGCAATCTTCCTCAAACTGGGGCAATAGTTATGCGGCTTTCACCGTTGCAAGCAGCATTACTGTTGATGATGGTGGCAACGTAACGATGAACGATACTTCGGGGGTAGAGATTTGGCAAGGCTATTTTGATCCGAATAAAGGCGAGGATAATCTTTTAGGGAAATTTATTCAATTTTCTCATGTTTCTGCCGATCACATTTCGTCTGATTTGGAAACGGGAGTATATTTCATTCCCAGTAACGCCACTTTTATCCGCGATCACAGCAGCGCCCCCTTCTATACCAAAATTTCTGCTTGCCAAAAAGTGAACGCATACCCCCTCACCCCCGCAGGCACCCACATCACCTACCTAACCTCCACAAACCGCAATGCCTACCAGGAGGGAGACGATGCGAAAGAGGCGGGGTATGTGTTAGGGGAGGTTGTGGCAGGGAAGACGCCAATAAGTATGGCGTACGATGGCCGTGGGGTTGTTATCGGCTCAACTATTCAGGTGGAAGAAAATGGTGCCATCTCATTTGCCCCTGATTCAGGGGCAACTCAATATTGGCCAAACAGTGTAGATGTATCCCTGATGAAAGGGAAGTTTTTCCATACAGTTGGTGGAGAAGGGGATTCTGATGAAATCGGAAATTTTAGCGATCCTAATTATTGGGTTTATCTTCCAGAGGATGCTGTTATTACAAGAGAATCACCGGTTGGCAGCAGTACAACAATCTTCACTACAAAATACCAACCCGTCACCGGCTACCCCGCCATCCCCGCAGGCATCACCATTGAGTATCTGGGGGTATTAGGAGACAAAATTCGAATGCAGATAGTCTCTTATATTGGGACAGGGACATCTGGGGAAGCCACCCCCTGTTCGATTACCGCTGACTTTAAGTTTAAGACTGCTGAGTACCTTGGTTCTTTGCGGGGTGGAAGTCTTTCGCCAGCTGTCACATACATTGATGCCAGAGACAAGGTCCTTAGTGAGGCCATAACAACAGAGTTTACAGCGTATAGTGGCTTTTGTCTTGATGACTCACAGGATTCGTTTGGAAAAAAGAGTGAGGACGGAAAAACCATAACCTGGTATTCCCGATATAATAACAGGCAGTCTAATCAATTAAATGAAGCAGGTGTGAAATATTACTTCCGATTCTTTGGATAAAGGAGGGTAACCATGTATTACATTAGCTCAACCCCTAATGGCTCTGGGTACCACGGCAACCCCATGGGACAACCTTTCCCAAACTGTATGACCCTTCCTGACGATCTCCTGAGCCCCTATCTTGCGGCAAAGGGGTTTGTGACCTTGACTGTGGAAAACGGCGCTGTAACAAGCCTGGAGACCAACCAGGAGGCGCTGGAGGCATACGAAGCAGACCACCCCGACCTCCCGCCGGAAGAGCCGGAGGAGCCTGTCACCTGGGGCGCCATGGCGGAAGCAATTCGAGAAGGAGTGAATGACGTTGACTGAAAAAGAGTTTGTTTTGGATACCCTGCGCCGGGCAGGAAAGTCTGCCGCGGTCAACCTGCAAGCAGAATCCCCCTCCATGACCGGCACGGAACTCTATGCCGCAGAGGAGTATATCCCAGACTTCCAGGCGGCAAGAGTTGCCAAAAACATGCTGGAGCGCAAGGCAGGCCAGAAAGATGGCTTTGTCTGCCGGTCCAGCGCCGGGCGGGTGGTTCGTCTCCTCCAGGTCTACGACAGCGAAATCTATCCCCAGGAACCGGAGGAGCTGCCCGCCCAGTGGGGATTTGTCTGGTCCACTGACCCGGATAAGGCGCTGCCTTTCCTCTCCCTCTCCACTTCCCCCTACGCAAAAGGGGACTGCTGTACCGCAGATGGCAAAACCTGGCGCAGCAAGATGGCCACCAACACCTGGCCCCCGGAGACAAACCCGGCGTTTGGGGA